CTCCCTCACTGAGGCATACCGTCAAGCCAAATTCTATGTTGCCTACACTGTTTCAGCATTGCGATGCCGAGTCTCGGCTGCCAGCGGTACGGGTACGGTTGCATTTCGTGATGATGGGGTTTCAAGTTCAAACTTAGTAGTCAATCCGAACGCAACCGGCTGGTGGGAAGATGTAACCGGAAGCGATACTCCTGCCGCCGATTCTCTTTGTTGCTTTGTTGATACAGGTGGTGGTTCCCACTCCAACAATATGACCGTTCCCAACCACATGCTGACATATGAGCATGCTTCCACTAAAGCTCCCCTGGTTGGGCTGAATGCCAATGACACCTTTGGCGCAGATAGATTTATGGCGTTCGGTGCAGGCGGTTCGAGCCTTGCTGCAGAAGCTGCTTCTAAAACACGTATAAAGCAATCGGTAGTAATCAATAATCTACGAATCTATATAGTCGCCGGTGGTGCTTCGGGATTGACGGCTGCTGTAGGTAAGAATGGAGTTAGCAGCACTAATTTAACCATCAGCCCAACTACTACTGGCGAGTTTGAGGATGTCACTGGCTCGGATTCTTTCGCTGCAGAAGATGACGCTAATTTCCGCTTCATCAGGACAGCCAGCACATGGACGATATCACTTGTACAAGTGCAGCTAGATACAGATAGCGCGATCATTGGCGCAAATGCATCAAGTAGCGACTGGACAGCCACAACACGCGAGTATGAAGGATTTGATGGCTCCATTAGAAACATCACGACAGCCGATGACAACTACACCGGTAGGATCGGGACTGCAACCGCCCAGAACTGGCAATGCTATGTAACGACTGCGGGTTCGGGGACTCGCGATGTGACAGTCAGGATCGCCTCGGCAGATTCAACGAACCTGACGATTTCGGTAACGGGCACCGGTTATTTCGAGGATGTCACCGGTAGCGACTCTGTAGGAGACACCGACAACATTAGCTTCTCGGTAGCGGCAGCGACGACGGCTGTAGGTGTCTCAAGAGTTGCGCTTGAGTTTCCATGGATTAGCAGCACCGTAACTCATCACGCTGAAGCAGCGTTAACGGGTACCGCCACAGTTTCCCCAGGCGCAAGAACACAGTACGCCGCCGCCTCAGCATTGACTGGCACGGCGGCGCTTAACCCGTCAACGCAAGTAACGCATCCTGCTACAGCACCACTGGCCGCCTCAGCGACACTAGCCGCTGCCGCCAACCTCGTCAGGGCGGGCGAAGCGCAGCTTACAGGTACGGCGACGCTGGCGGCTGATGCCCAAGTCACTCACAACGCAATTTCGGCGCTATCTGGTACAGGCACGCTCGCCTCTGATGCGATTGTTCAGTATTCAGCAGCGGCGACTCTAATCGGGACGGCGACGCTCAACCCGCCCTCGCAGGTAAGCCATCCTGCTGAAGCGGCGCTATCTGGAGCTGTCACGCTTGTCGCTAACGCTGTCGCGCAGTATGCAGCATCGACTCCGCTGGCAAGCTCAGGAACGTTCAGCCCTGACGGCACCGTGACCTATTCGGCCTCCGGGCCGCTACAGGCGACGGCGGAGATCTCGCTTGGCGCCATCGCGCAGTACGCCGCGCAGTTTGCAGAGACGGGCGCCGCTACCTTGTCAGCCGATGCGACTGTCTCTGCTGGCGGCGTGACGCACGAGGCGGACATAGCGCTAACAGGCGTCGGCACGCTATCGGCGGAAGCGCAGGTTACGCATAACGCCGAAGCCACATTCGCAGCGACAGCAACGCTATCGGCCGACACGCAAGTCATCCACAACGCTGATGTCTCTCTGACGAGCACAGCTACCCTAGCAGCCAACGCGCAGGTTACGTATGGCGCCGAGACCCAACTTTCGAGCGCAGGGACCCTAACAGCGACTGCTCAACTAACGCTAAGCGCAACGCTTGCGCTGTCTACCGTCGGCACGCTTGGGCCGGACGGCACGATGCAATACTCGGCGGTCGCCAGCCTCGTTGGTGCGGCTACCGAATCACTAGGTGCTACGGCCCAGTATGCCGCCGCCTACACGGAGAGTGGTACGGCGACGCTGTCGGCCGATGCGACGATCCTTCAGGCAGGCATACACGAAGCTGAAGCTGTGCTAATCGGCAGCGCTTCGCTTGGTGCCGACGCTGTGGCGCAATATGCCGGGGCAAACGCGCTGACTGCTGCGGCGTCGCTCACTCCCGCAGCCACCGTTACTTATGCGGGGACGCTGGCGCTATCGACTTTCGCCACGTTTACGCCCGATGGGATGCTCATATTTAGCGTCGATACAACGCTAGTCGGCTCTGCCTCGCTGACGCCGGTGCCTCAGCTGACATTGCTCGCAACGCTGACGCTTTCTACCTTTGTAACCTATACACCCGACGGCACGATGCAGTTAGCGGTTGTAGCAGGGCTGGTGGGCGTTGCTACGCTGTCGCCTGATGCGACTATTACGCTCGTTAGAATAATTCAGGCGTTCCTTTTTGGCGTTGACGTCGCTATGGTGGCCATCGCTGGCATCGACACGGTACTCTCAAGGGCGGAAGGCATGGATGCGGCGTTGCGACACCTGAAGGGCGATGATATAGCACTGGCAAGAACGGACGGAATCGACACGGCACTGCGGCGCCTGGAAGGATCACACTGATGCAGAAGGTTAGACTGGCGAAGTCTCAGGATCAGATCATCGAGCTTCGCGTTCTTGCCGGTGCCGGCCGCGAGGATGATCTGATTTCGGCGCGACTCACGGCCGATGCCCTCACTGGCGCCACGAGCCTGGTCGTGCTGCCGCTGTCGGATGCACTCGCTAGCGGCGACAAGCTGCTGTTCGGAGAGAATACGGTCGTCACACTCACCGGCGCCGCTGCAGCCGGGGTTACAAGTCTCGCCGTCTCGGCTCTCGCTGGACCGCTGCGCTCCGGCGACGTCGGCCGCAAGCTCCAGGACCTTACCGGCTATACGATTGAGGCGGAGATCCTCACGCGCCGTGGCGATGCGACGCCGCTGATCTCGCTTACGGGCGCTGACATCACGCTGGCGACGCAGACTGGCGACGACCGGGGCAAGGTGCAGATCGGCGTCGTCGCGGCGGACACGACCTCGCTCACGGCTGGTAATTACTATGGCGCCGCATGGCGGCGCAACGCCGGCACGAGCCGACCGCTCGTTGAATTTGAGGTTGAGCTCGTCGAAGCGGGATTCCTCAGCTAATGGACTTTCTGCCGGCCTACTGTCACTGCGGTGCCGCAGTTGGAGAGTTTGCCTGCCATGGTATGGCGCGCATCATCTGCCCTAATCCAAAGTGTCGGCGGAGGGTGCATATCGCGAGCGACGGCGAGCATGTCGTCGTGACGCTCATTGACAAGCGGCCGCGACGTTTGCACAATGGCGCCAGAAGCGTAAGAGCCGCGAGCCTCTGAGCCAGGGCCAACGCAACCGGGTGAGGTTGACGATGGCCCTGATTAGTAAAAACCCCGACGACTACGAGCCGATAAGGCCGCCGCACGATCTCGAATCGTGGTACAAGGTGCGCCCGATCGCCGGCGGCGATCTAAAGAAACTTGGTCTGGACAAGGGCGAGGTTGTCATCAGCCTTGACCTGCTCGCAGAGCTCCTGATCGCATGGAGTCATCCCGAGCCGCTCACACTCGAAAACATCGACCGGCTCGATCTCGATACAACCCTCTGGCTCGCTAGTCAAATCAAAACGGCGTCCAACATCCGTGAACCAGAACAACTCGCATCTTTAGGCGACGGCTCCTCGCCCACGTCGGACCCGGCGATGGAGCCTTCCCTCCAGAGCTCGGGTATCTCTTAGAAATGGGCTGGCTGCGCGAGCATGGTCTGATTGCGTCGCTAGACGACTATGAGCGACTGCCTGCCGGCGTTCTCTTCGACGCGCGCCTGGTCATGGAGGCCGAGGCCGCGGCTCAGAAAATGAGGCGCACTCGTGCCTAGCGCTGCTGAGCTAACCATTGTTTTGTCTGGTAAGGACGAAGTTTCAAAGGTCCTCAAGGGCGTCGGCAATGAAGCCTCCGGACTCGGCAAGGTTCTCGGCCAAGTCGGCACGATTGCCGCTGGCTTCCTCGCCGCGAACGTCATTTCCGGCGGCGTTCAGAAACTCACCGGCTTTATCGGTGATTCCGTCGCAGCCGCCAGAGAATCGATCGCCGTTGACGCGCAGCTAGCGGCCGTCCTCAAGTCGACCGGCGGCGCCGCCGGCGTCACGGCCGATGCGGCGAAGGATCTGGCGTCGTCGATCGAGAAAGCTTCGCTCTTCGAAGACGAGGCTGTGCTCTCGGGCGAAAATCTCTTACTTACGTTTACCGGCATTGGCAAAGACGTGTTCCCGCGCGCAACACAGGCCATGGTCGACATGAGCCAGGCGCTCGGGCAAGACATGAAGTCCTCGGCGATCCAGCTCGGCAAGGCGCTCAACGATCCCATCAACGGCATCACCGCCCTGTCGCGCGTCGGCGTCTCTTTCACTGAACAGCAAAAGGAAATGATCACGGCGATGGTCGAGGCCGGCGACGTAGCGGGCGCGCAGACGTTGATCCTCGACGAGCTCAACAAGGAGTTTGGCGGGTCGGCGAAAGCGGCGTCAGATGCCGCTGGCGCCTCTGAAAAATATAGAGATCGGATGAACGCATTAAAGGAAGACATAGGTGCAAAGCTGATTCCGATACAGGAGAAATTCAAAGAAGTACAGCTAGCCGTTGTTAATGCCCTGGCTAGTGCTCTGCCTGTTATAGAAAAGGTCGCAAGACAAATAGGCAGTCTCTTAACCCCAGCGATTAAGGCGGCTACTGAAGTTTTAGGCACTATGCAGCGTCTCTTTTCGCTTGGTCTTGGTGGAGGTCAGGTTGGTGGCGAGCTGTCCGCTCTCGAATCGGCGATGTTTTCGATTGGCCAATTCATCAGAGAAGATTTTATTCCGGCATGGAATGACGTGCGGGCCGCAGTCGGTTATTTCTTCCTAGCGCTTAAAGGCGGCAACGCCGGCGGCGAATTGACGTCTTTGCAAAAGACATTTCTGGATCTCGGCACAGCCGTCAGAGAATCGTGGGAAACGGAGATCAAGCCGGCCATCACGGCATTTATGGACATCGTGATTACGGTTGTCCAGGTAATAAAGGATCATTGGAATCTGATCGGGCCTGTGCTCCAGTTTATTGCAGACTTTCTGGTAGCCAAAATCGAGGGCATGATCCAGACTCTGCATGGTTTGGTTGAGGTGGTTTCTGGCGTTGTGCAGTTTGTTGACGACGTCATTCATGGTCGGTGGGCGCAGGCATGGGAAGACCTAAAACAGATCGCCGAAGGCATCATTGATGTTCTAATTGGCAACATCAAGCAGATGTTCGGCAATCTCCCGGACATTCTCTGGAATGCCGGCTGGGATGCTGCGAAGAGCCTGATCAACGGCATTAAGGCAGCGCTCTCAGGTTTTCACATCGACATCAACATCGGCGGCGTCGACCTCGGGCCGCTCGGCAGCCTCCCTGGCTTCAGCACGACGATCTACCCCTTCAGCTTCGCCAAAGGGACGCCGTTCGTGCCGTTCACGGGTCTCGCGCTGCTCCATAAAGGCGAGGCCGTCATCCCGGCCAATCAGAACCCTTTTAACGGCGGCGGCGGAGGCGGCGACATCATCTTTAACGTCTACGGCTCTCTGATTGACGGCCGGCGCGAGATCGAGCGCGCCGTGCGCGATATGGGCCTCGCTGGCGGCGGCCGCGGCGTGCAGTTTGGACGCAGCACATAATGACGACCCTGATCCGCCATCTGCTCGAAGTCGACTGGGATAACGATAACGACTTCAATGCGTCCGGCGAGGACATCACCGGCGACGTCGAGTCATACGAGGACTTTCGCGGCAAGGAGTACGCCTCGCCGCTGATCGGCCGCTCGCGCGCCGGTAAACTCACCGCCAAGCTCGATAACCGGGACGGGCGCTACAGCTCGTTCAACTCGAGCTCGCCGCTCTTCGGCAACCTGCTGCCGGGGCGTAAGGTGCGTTATAGCTGCGGCCAGTTGCTCGCGCGTAACGCCGCTCTATTCACCTCGGCAAACAGTGAATTCCTCAGCCTCGCGGACAATACGCAGCTTTCCGCCGGCGATGTTGCCTTCGAGATCGTGACCTTCGTCAAGGCGACGACGCTGCCAGGCTCGGGCGCAACGATGGGGCTCGTCGGCAAGTGGACGACCGGCGACCTCGAATATCTCCTCTTCATCGACAACACCGCTGGCACGATCCGGTTCATGTTCCGCGTGCGCGACACGGCGAACACAACGACCACAACCGTCACGGCTTCGACGTTTGGCACGCCGTCGACGGCGACGATGTACTTCATCCACGCCTATCACGACCCGACAGGAAACATCATCGGCATCGCCGTCAACAACGGCGCGGCCAACACGCAGGCAACGACCGGCGGCGTTCGCGACGGCGGTGCCGCTTTCGAGGTTGGCCGTCAGGACGGCGGCTCCTACTTCAACGGGCAGGTAGCGCAGCTCGCGATCTTCAAACACGCGACGACGCTACTCACGGCCGCCCAGCTCACGTATCTCTATAACGCCGGTGCCGGACGCGATTATTCCGAGCTAGGCATCGCCGACACGGACGGCGCGAATATTCCAACGACGCTCGTCGAGTGGTGGCGCATGGACGAAACCGGCGGCGCCCGGACGGGCGAGGTCGCGGGGCTGGTTCTCGCCGACAACGCGACCGTCACCTCGACGACCGGACTCACGCTGCTCGTCTATGAGCGCCGCTGGACCGGCTTGCTCGATCGCGTCCTGGCGTCGGCGGGAGCGCTACCGTCGGCCGTGCTGGAGGCGTCCGGCATCCTCGGACAATTCGCCGGCGATAACGCTGCCCAGAGTCCACCGGCCCAGGCCAACGTCCAGACCGGCACAATCGTCGGCGCGATTCTCGACGAGCACGGCTGGCCGGCGGCCGCACGCGACATCGACGTCGGTGACGTCTTTGTCGGGCGCTGGTACGTCGAGGACAGAGAGGCGATCGATCTGCTGCAGGAAATAGAGGACACGGAGTTTGGCGCCATCTTCGAGGGGACGAATTGGGATCTGCGGTATGAGGCGCGTTATCACCGCGACATCTACAGTCTCACATCTCAGGCGACATTCTCCGACGCGCCGGCGGCGACGCTTCCCTACATGATCGACGTCGCGCAGGAAGACCCGCTGCGCGAGATCTTCAACTACATCGAGGCGACGATTCAGCCGGCCGCGCTGACAGAGATAGCCGTGCTCTGGACGCTCGAAAATGAGACGCCGACGATCCCGGCCGGTGGCTCGATCAATCGCATTGCCACCGTCAGGCAGTCCGATCAGCTCTACGTCGAGACCTGGACGACGCCGGTCGTCGGCACGGATGTCAAACAGACCGGCGGCACGGACGGCAATCTCGCCGTCAGCGTCTCCAAGACCGCCCGGACCATGTTCATTACGCTGACCAACAACGGGGGCACGGCGATGACGATCACGCTGCTCCAGGCGCGCGGGACCGCGGTCCTCAGCCTTAACCCGTTCAAGGTCCGCGTGACCGACGCGACCTCAATCTCGACGTATGGTCGCCGCGTGTTTCCGCTCACGTCGCCGTGGTATCACAACGCCGCCTTTGCCGAGGGCAGCGCCGACTACTTCATCAATCGACAAAAGGACCCGCGGCCGATTCTTTCGCTCACGATCTCGCCGACGATCGACGATGGCCTCTTTACTCACGCCAGCCAGCGCGAGCCTTCCGATCGGATCACGGCCGTCGCGAATAATCCGCTTACCCAACTCGGTATCAACACGGATTTCTATATCGAGTCCGTCGCGAATCGGTGGGCGCCGGGCGAGCCGATGATGACGACCTGGCAGCTCTCGCAGGCCCATGCCGATCCCGGCTACTGGATTCTTGACGTTAGCGTGCTCGGCACGTCGACAAAGTTGGCTTACTAATGCTCGATTTATGGCACGACAATGCTGAAAGGGGTTTCGTCTAATGGCCTGGACGCTGCCGAAAACCTGGGCGGCGAACGAAGTCGTGTCGGCGTCGCTGTTGAACACCCATGTCCGCGACAACATGCTAGAAACGGCGCCCGCGAAGATGACGACAGCGGGAGATATCGTCATAGCAACCGGGGCGAACGCAATCGCCCGGCTGGGGTTGGGCAGCATTTCTAACGGCGCTGCTAACCCTTACTACATCATCAAGACGGCAGACGAGTCGCTGACAAGCAGCGCCGCCCTACAAAATGATGACCATCTCTTACTAGCACTAGCGGCTAACGAAATCTGGGCGGTTGAATTCTTTTTCGTCGCTTTTTCAACATCAGCCACGCCTAACCTGAAGTTTGATTTCACCGTTCCCGCGGGGGCCGTTGGCGCTTATACGGTTACGTACACAAGTACGGCCGCAGTCGCGACTATCGCCCAGGGACGCGCCTTCGGAACGGCAACGGCGGTTCTCGTCGGCGCGAATACTTATCTACCTATCGTCGTACGGCTGTATGTGATTAATGGCGCGACGCCTGGCAACCTTCAACTTCGGTGGGCGCAGAACACTAGCACCGGGACGGCGACGCTGGTTAAGCAGGGCTCATACTTGCGGGCGATAAAGGGCTAACCCGATGGCGTGGACAGCACCTATCGACTGGACGACAGCGCCGACGCCCACGGCTGCTAATTTCAACGAACAGATCCGCGATAACTTCAATGAACAGGAAGCCACAAAAGCAACCGCGGCCGCTCAGCGTTTCAGGGCGACCGGGGCGAACGCGCTAACGCCGGTCACTCTAGGGATAACCGATGCTGGCGTCGGCAATGAACTGTATGTATTGAAAACGATTGACGAAACCGCGGAACGGCGCAGCTACAACAATCCGGTTGATGACAGCGAGCTCGCGATTCCTGTCGGCGCGAATGAAGTCTGGATTGGCGATATGTTTTTCATCGTCCGCGCCGACAATGCTACGACCGGATTATTTTTCATGTTCGGTACGCCGGAAGGCGCGTCGGGTATGGACTTCGCCGTCGGCTCTTATCGTGAGGAGCAGACCGGCGCGACAGACCCTATCCTGGCCTTTAGCAACCGGCTGGGGACTAGCGATGACTATCTCTTGGCTGCGAACGTCGCGACGCCAATCCTGTTCCCCTTCTATTTTCGCAATGGTCCCAATGCGGGATTCCTCCGCGCTCGCTGGTGTGCTTTCGACCCGACCTTTGTCGGCTATATAACTATCTGTCGCGGTTCGTTCATGCGGGCAATGAAGGTCGCCTAATGACGCAGCGACGCTCCCTACCCAAAAGCCTCGGCGGACTTGCGGTCGTGCTGGATGAGCGCTTCGATTCTCTGGATCAAAAATCTAACGAGTTAACGATCGGCCAGAACCTGCTCCTCGGGCAGACATCGAAGCTGGAAGCGCGGATGCGCGACCTTGAATCAAGGGAGCGAGAGCGCAACAGCCAGATTGCTACATTGACAGCCTGGCGCAACGAGCAAGACATTTTGATCGCGAAAGAAGAGCTACAACTCACTAATCGCGTCGAAGCCATTGAGGTAGAGCACCGCAACAAGATGCTCGTAGACTCAGTGAATCGCCGCTGGTGGGCGCTGATCGGTGCCGGCGCTGGCGCAGTCGTTACCGGCATCGCCGCGATCGCCACCCGATTTCTTTTAGGACTAGGAGGTTAAATCATGAACAACACCTTACTGACGATCGCCTTGATCCTGCTCATTCTCTGGTTGATCGGCATAACCGTGAGAGTTGGCTAATCCGCCATGAAAACCCCCGCCACAATTTTATTCAATGCGCTCGATGGCTGGCCGCGTGCGATTTCGCGTTGGGGCTGGATCGTTGCCTTGCTCGCGATCGTGGTCCTCGGCGGCGCCGTCTGGCGGCTCTACAACGAGGCCGGACAGCCGCTCGCCGGCGACGTGACCGGCGGCGACACGACGATCGTCAATCCAGTCGCCGGCTCACCAGGCATTCAGCGCAACGCCTTCGACGTCTGCGAAGACAATAAGGCTGAGGTCGTTCGCTACGCAGGCCTCCCTGGCGTGCGGAATCCGCGCTATGACGTCCACCTGGAGACGACCGAGGACGCGCTCGACCCGAACAACAACCCCACTGGCCTCAAGCGCGACGTGATCTATGACCTGACGATCCCTGTCGGCGGCACGGCGGAGAGCGTGGCGATCGATGAGACGCGCGCCGGTTTTACTACGGTCCATCGTTCAGAGCCGTTGACGGATGGCCTGCGCCAGTGCCTCGTTAAGAAGGCGACGCCGGCGCCGGAGGAGATCAACTAATGCGCCGCCTACTGGTCGCAGCCTTTGTTATCGGGCTGCTGATAATATCAGCAATCCCTCGACAGGTGGCACCGGCTGAAGCTTACCCTCCCGTCAACGACCGTTACTTCGCGTACTTGGACTTCAATCGGCTGATCCCGCTCGTGCAGGACACCGGCGTGATTACCTGGCGCGCAACCGACGCTTATGGCTGGTCAGCATGGCATGACATCGTCGCTCGCGCCCTGAACACCGGCTCTTCCTACCAGTACAGCTACGGCAACGTCCTCGCGGCCTTCGTCGTCGTCCGCGAAGCATATCCGTGGGAGACGCCGATCCTCGATGTTGGCGCCTATGACAATGGCTACGTCAGCGCGAAGTGCGGCGGCTCCTTTGCTACCGCCTGCGTCGACATCATCTCGCAGAGCTTCCCCGTTCATATTTGGGCTTCGGCGCCGAAGCTCCAGACCTACGTTTCTACTGGACAGGACGCTGTTGTTGAGCACGAGACGCATCATCCGACTGCCCACGCCTGCGATGAGTACATCGGTGGGTGCCCGCCGACGCAGGGCCTACCACTCCAGTGCACCGGCAACCCGGACACGCTTATGGACTGCGGCCTCGCGGCGCGCTATCCGGTGCAGTACGACATCGACACCTTCATCGGCGTCTACCTGGTGCCGCCGTTCAACCGTTGCAATCTCGGCGAGCCGGTGCCGTGTGTGGGCTTCGATCCGAGCTATCCCGGCGTCTACTGGATCGGCCTCGACTGGCGTGCGCGTGTGGTGAGCATCGCCTACCAGGACAGCCCGGCCGTCGCTGCCTATTGGGTCGCGAGCTTCACGAAGGCGACTGGTGATCCCTACCCCGACCCGTCCGCCGGCGGCTTCGTCATTCAGTACGCGCCCGGGCGCTGCGTCTGGGTGCTGCAGAGCAACTTCGTTTCATGGCCGAGCTACCAGCCGTGGCAGCTCGCCGGGTGCCTTTAGGAGTGACATGGAAACCTATCAAAGCATTGCAATCACAGTAATCGCAGGTGCAATCGCGATCGTCGGTATGATCTGTGTGACAGTGCTACTCTTAAACGGCACTAAGGTTCCGTCCGAATTCTGGGGCGTCATTGGATCAACTAGTGGCGCTGCTGTCCTGGGTGGGGCAGTTACTCAGGGCGCATCTATTAGCAAATCAAAGTAAGGAGAATGGCAATGGGAATTGCATCCGCCGGGGTCAATGAGATTATCGACGTTGCTGACAACACAACGGCCAAGGCCATCGAGGCCGTAGCTGCACTTGAGGACGCTGCGGTCGTCGCAGGGCAGGGTGCAATCACGGTCGGCGACAAGACATTCGATGTTGTGCTTGCCGAGGTCGAAAAGACTCGCGCTGCTTTCGTGCTGGCGCTTCGCAAGGCTGCCGAGGCGGTGGTGTCTCCAATCGACAGCATCGGGTAAAGTAAGCCGACGAGTCTAAGAGCAGGGCTCATAGTCGAGCGCTTTGTTCCGCTTCGGATTACGCCTTCTGTAGCGTGACGTTCCCGTATTCGTCGACGGTGAGCAGCTTGCGTTTCTCGCCGCCTACGATGCACATGAATATCCAGGCAAGCCACCAGATGCCGAACGTAAAAATGCCGACGATGAAGTGCAGGATGTGGTTCACTCGGTGGCCATAGACGATGACGGCCATTGTGTCCGACTGCGACTCAATGCGATAGCCCTGGCTGATCTGTAGGGCTAGGTTCTGCGCTAGGAGGGACTTCCGTTCTTCCATGGTCTTAGTCACGGTGCTCGGTGGCGTCAGCGTGGATGGTTGCGGGCTGGACGGCGGTGTGTTGATCGGTGGCCGAGGTCCTCTTGCCATGTTGTCATTCACCTCTTGACTAAAGCGCGTCGAGGACGATAATTAGCGCACTTGTTCGGAAAAACCCACGGTTTGTATTTGGAGCCGAAGCGTTGCGCCCTAGAAGATCCCGAATCATTCTTACGCTGGACGACGATTCTCTTCCTCCCTATTTGAGGAATCTCGATTTTCTGTTGCCAGGTCTTCCAGGTATTTACTTTCTCGCGCTGCTAAGAGCAGGAATTGCTTCCGGGCTGGTGGACCTTCGCGATACAAACGGAGAAGTTCCTCCTCCTCTCCAGTTAGCTCACCCTCGAGATCCTCGCTCTTAAGCCAACCCGCCAGGACAAACATCTCCAAACGACTCTTCCCAACGTGGGGGGCGAGCTTGATAAGGGATTCTGGGGCTCCGCTGCCGGAGGTGAGGATATTTCCGACGGTGTTCTGGTTCAGGGTGGCACGCACCGCCAACGCTCGGGCCCGGCCGCCGTAACGCTCATTCACGACCTTCTGTAGATATTGCCTAAGCTCTTCTGACATACCTTCGCCTAGCTTTCAAACGCGGGCTGGCCCTGCCCTATTTCAATCCAAATCCAGAATTTTCTCAAGAAGTTGTTGACAAGTTCCTAAGAGCCTAGTACATTCCTCCTACCAGATTGATGGGAACGAATGACTAGTAGCTTAAGAACCGCCGTTCCGCTTTTTGAGCAATACAGCATCGAAGACCTCGCACGGCTAGCTGGGTACAGCGAGGTATATCTCGTAGCCCTTAAAAACCAGCCTGAGCGCATCCGGCCGAGATTTCGCAAGACCATCGCGGCGATCCTCGGTCGTACCGAAGCCGAACTCTTTGAGAGATCACTAGGTTCAGAGGCAGCTACCACCAATGACGTAGGGCCCACGAGCCCACACGGCGGCGATCTGGGCGGAAACGGCGCGGAGCCGACCCCTACGGCGGGGGCGGCCTCGTGAGGCGCCTGGTCGGGCTCTGGGAGTTGAGGGGCGCTGGCTTTGGACGCGGGGCCAGAACTACCGCTGCCCCTCAGCTCTCAGCGCCCACGACGGGACGGGAGGAGCTTCCGTGACGCCGCTTACGGCTGAGGCCTGCGAGACGATCCTGTCTCACCTCGAAGCCGCGGCACGCGAGACGCGCAACCTTGCGGAGCACGTCATCGACCCAGGGCCCGCAGCGAAGTACGAGGTGCCCTGGGCCTTCACCCGGGCGCTCTGGGTACACCCGACGTTCAGCGCCTTCGATGTCCGGCTGATCAGCTATGGCCGCAGCCGCCAAGGGCGGCGTGTCCTCGGCCTCCGTTACGAGTGCATCGACGCATCGCTGCGTCCATGGGAGCGCAGCCAGTACTTCGACGACCGCGAGCAGGCGCTGCGCTTCCTGGCCGGCGAACCGCTGCCGTCCCTGCCGGAGCCGGGGCCGCGCCCTGATCCTTTTGAAGCGGTGCTTAAGGCGCAGGAAGAGATGGTGGGTAGCGACGGCTCCGCGTCGGGCTTCGGCGCGAAGAAGGCGGCGCGCATGCGGCGGCGCAACCGCGAGCAAGAGAGGCAGACATGGCGATGACTAACGAGACGAAAGCAACCTACACGCCGCCGCCGTGGGTCGCCGAACAGGGCAAGCTCAAGGACTGGTTCGTCTATCAGCGAGATCGGTTTGGCCGGGCATTAGCCCTTATCTACGTAAACGGTCTGGATCATGCTGAGGTCGAAGCCAACGCCCGCCTGATCGCCGCCGCGCCTGATTACGACAAGGCCGCTGACGAGCTTCTAAAGGTTCACGCGACCTTTAACAACATGATCCTTAGCCACAAGAGCGACGCTGAGATTGTCGCCTACCTCGACCGCGCAATGGATCACGTCGCCTCGTTAACTGAGGCCGCAATCGCGAAAGTACGAGGCGAGCACCGATGACCGAACGTCAGCACTCAGAACTTCAGCACCGGACGCCGCATCACCGGCTGTCGCAGCCATTCGGCCGCCGCTACGACTTCGACGAGACGCAGTGGCGCGCCTGGCTTCGGCTGAACGCCTGGTGCGCTGCCACCGCCTTCGTTGTGATCGCAATCGTCCTCGTCGCGGGAGCGCTGCGATGACGACGATCTACGACCTGATGCGCGACACAGAGCGCGCGAAGGCGCTCGTCGAGAAGTCGCATGACCTCGCGCAGGAGTTGGGCCAGCCCAACCTCTTCAATGACCCTGCACCATTAATGCCGGCTGGCGCCGACTTTATCGTCCGCTCGCATTCACGCCTCAACACCGCTTATCCAATGGTATGCACCCCCGAGGGCATCGCCGTTCATTTCGGCGGCGGCTGCGAGGGCGAAGTATTCAACGGCCCGACCGGCTGTTGGCATTCGAAGGAGTACAGCATGACCACAACACGAGAACTAGCAACGACGTCGTCGGCAATGTCGCCGGTAGCGATCGACTTCAACGCAGAGCAGCTTGAAGTAATCAAGAGCACCATCGCGAAGGGTGCGACCGACACTGAGCTGCAGCTATTCGTCGCGACCTGTCGGCGGACGGGCCTTGACCCCTTCCTGAAGCAAATCTACGCGGTCAAGCGCTACGACTCGAAGGAGAAGCGCGACGTGATGGCAATCCAGGTCGGCATCGATGGCCTGCGTCTGATTGCCGAACGCACCGACCGCTACGCCGGGCAGGACCCGATCGAGTGGCTGGACGGAGACGGGACGTGGAGTGAGGTCTGGACGGGGCCGACAAAGGAGTATCCCTACCCTGTCGCTGCTCGTTGCGCTGTTTACCGCAAGGACTGGCCCTCACACAAGTCAACGGCGATCGCCCGCTGGAGCAGCTACGCTCAATACTTCGGCGCTGATCAAAAGCTCGGCTCCATGTGGTCGAAAATGCCGGACGTCATGCTCGGTAAGTGTGCCGAGTCGCTCGCGCTCCGGCGCGCCTTTCCTGCCGAAATGAGCGGGCTCGCGGCCGCTGTCGGCAGTGACTACGACGTTGAATCCGACGTCGAGATGCAGGCGGCCTCCGTCGAGCGTCTGCCGGAAGAGTCCAGCGAAGAACTCGCCGACGTGATCGACGCCAGCGCGCAGGTCGTCGAGGACGTGCCGCTCGCCACGGATGAGCAGAAGGCGGCGATCGCCGAGTGGCATGAGGTCATCAAGCAGAACCTCGGCGACAAGGCCCTCGGCGACGTGACCAAAAAGGCGAAGGAGAGGTATCCCTACGCCGTCGAAGCCAACCGTTTTTATTCAGCGCGCCTGACTACGGAGGACGCAGGCGCACACATCGCGTTTCTGAAGGAATGGCACGATAACCCGCCCGTGGGAACGCAGGCGACCCTCGGGACCACATAGAGCAGCGCGTGGCGTAGCGGTGCGCCGGGACGCCCACCGTTACGCCCGTCGCGGCCTGCCTCGTAGATTCTTCTACGGGGCAAGGCGTGGCGGCAAAGGGGTTAACTCAAACTGCCTGTCCTAACACCGCTCCGGCGCCCTGCTAGCGCCACCGGGACGCCGGGGCACCAACACGAAAGGAGAATTATTCCGCCATGACAACCGGAGTACAGGATCAACCTCAGACCTCATTCGACGAAGCGCCGCTGGAGGACAAGGCCCTCGCCGATCTGCTAGAGAAGCGTCACGAGGCGCGCGAGAAACTGAAGCCAGTTCGCAAGGCCTACAACACCGTCCACGCTTCGGCGAAGGAGCACGTCGAGAATCTCGGCCTTCCCGATGGCACGTATCGTTGCGGACGCTTCGTCGTCTCGATCAAAGAGGCTGAAGAGAAGCATATCGAGTTTGAGCGCGCGTCCAACAAGCGCGTCGTATTCTCGGTCGCGAAAACGTAGAAGGGCCGACGTGGTAGATGCTGAACAGAGCACAACCGCGGTTGCCTTCTTCGTATCGGGCCATGCGCAGACGCAGGGCTCAAAGATCCCGGTGCACCGCTGGGGACCGATGGTTGGCGGTAAGTCGATGTGCAGCTTCTTCATGCGCGAGGCGCGCGGCGACCGCCTTGAAGAATGGCGCGCCCTGGTCGCGACTGCAGCGAAACGAGCGATGCGACAGGAGATGCCGTTTACGGGGCCGGTGAAGGTGACGCTGACGTTCTTCTTCGACCGGCCGGCGTCGCACATGCGGGCGCAGCGGCTCGTCCCCTGGGCGTTCGCAAAGGGCAAGGACGACGCCGACAAGCTCGCCCGGGCTTGTCTCGATGCAATGACCTCGGCGGCCGTATTTGAGGACGACGCGCAGGTGGCCGACCTGCGGGCGCTGAAGCACTACGCGGACGTAGCGGCCGGGGAGCGCGCCGGCGTGCGCATCGAAGTGATCACGCTTGGTGCTTCTCTGCCGCTGCTGCCGGAGGACGAGTGAAGATTTGTGCGGGCCTAGCCGCTGACACGGCCGGCCCGCTTAGCACCACAGAGGAAGGGTAGGACCAATCCCCGTAATGCAAGCAGAGTCTACATCCCTCGACATCCTAGGTTCGTTTGATCAACGCCTTGCGTTAGCAGAGTCCCTTGAAGACCTCGGGCAGCTTGCCCGCGACACGCTGGCCCTCCGCGACGTTGCCAGGACCGCACTCAAGAACCGTGCATTTACGAATCGGGCGACCGTGGCCTACGCGAAGGTTGCCCGGAAGGCCGGCGGAATGCTGGCGGAAGTGCCACGCAGCGGTGGCCCCGGACGCGGGAAAAAGAATCGTCACGGTGGCGGATCTTTTACGCAGGCTTGTGACGAAGCCGGTATTGCCACCCGCACTGCCGACCGCTGGCAGGAGCTTGCCAAGATCGGCAGCGACCGATTCGAGCAGTGGTGCAGGGCGGCTGAGAACGACGAGATCGAGCCAGTTATTGGTAGCCTTCTGGCTTCAACAGCTCATTTGTCGTCTGAGAAGGATGAGTGGGCAACCCCCGATGATTTGTACGGCGCCCTCGACGACGAATTCCATTTCACGCTTGATGTCTGCGCCAGCGCACAGAACGCTAAGGGTAAGCGTTTCTTCACGAAGGAAATCGACGGACTGAATCAATCGTGGGAAGGCGATATCGCCTTCATGAATCCACCCTACAGCGACATCGAAAACTGGATGTCTAAAGCGGCGGCTGAGGGAGAGATCACGACTGTGGTTTGCGTCGTGCCGGCCCGCACAGACGTTGGCTGGTTTTGGAACTACGCGCAATTAGGCGAAGTGCGTTTTCTGCGCGGCAGACAGCACTTTATCGACGACGAGGGCAACACTGGACCAGCACCGTTTCCCTCGTGCGTGATCATTTTCGGCCCCGCCATCGAGCCGTCGATGTTCTGTTGGGCGTGGAAAGAAGATGACAGCCCGTAATCGCATGGTGATTAACAAGGAGAGAAGCTCCAATGGGAAGTTGTGGGTGAGAGTCACAACGCCGGCGTCTGGATCGCTGGTCGCCTTTGAGGACCTGTACAACATGATCCAAGGGATCATCGATTGCGAAATCGAGAAGTACCCCAATGTAAAAGACCCGGCACGAATGCCTCGTCGATTCCTTTTCGATTGCTGCTTTTCACCGCCACTACCCTTCAGCAAATTAGCCGAAAAATACGACCTCCCGCGCCCCGACTCGTCTCAACCGCCAGCGCCGTCAATCCCTGCCAGCAGGCAAGGCTGCCCGAAGTGTCGGGGTGAATGGAGAGAGATCGGCCCTGAAGGCTACATCTGTGAGGTTGGGCACCATTTCACGATGTCAGGCCAGATTGCGGAGCTGTGGGGTTAATGGCTCGCGCGCGACTGCTCAAACCGGGCTTTTTCAAGAACTCAAAGCTCACAGCTTTGGAGCCGCACGCGCGCCTACTCTTCGCCGGACTATGGCTTTTAGCCGATCGCAAAGGCCGCTTGAAGGACGACCCGATGGTCATTAAGGGTGAGATCTTCCCACACGAAGCCATCGATGTTGATCGCCTCTTGACCAAACTTGCACGCAGGTCGTTCATAACTCGCTACAAAACACGAGAAAATAAATATATCTCGATCACCGCTTTTGAAAAACATCAGACGCCTCATGTGCGCGAGCCAGAATCAATTATCCCCCCTCCAGCACTAGGCCAGCATAGTGCTAGCACAAGTTCGAAACCAGACAAGCACCAGTCTAGCCCTGCCGATCCGGTAACGGTAAATAGATCCGGTAGCGGTAGCGGTAACGCGCGCGCGCGCGAGGTTCCTGGCGATAGCGACTTCGGTCCGGAAACCTTCGCCGGCCAATACATCCGCCATTGGCAGCAGACTCACGCTGCCAACTCACCCTCACCAACGGCGATCGCAGCAGCGCGTCAGCTCGAGCGCGACTTTGGCGCCGAGCGCTGCATCGAGATCGCTGGCGACTACGGTTGGGAGAAACACCCGAATTATCTCAGGGAGGCTCTAAATGATCCCAAACGCACCGTCGCCACCGGAGTCGGACCCACCGCCAATGCGCGAAGCGGTGCGCCTCGGGGACTTACTGCCGCCGAGGAAGCCGAACTTGCCAGAGTCGGGGCCCTCAAGACCAGAGAGTTTGTGGTGGACTGATGCGGAGCTTGAAGTTGCGCGTCGCGCTCATGTTCGCCGGTTGCTCGCGCTGGGTTTCGAGGCGCAGCCTGGCGGCACCTACGCCAAAGGCAGCGGCCGGAAGCGCGTCGTCATTCGCCCGACAGCGCTCATGCCGCTCAAGCTGCCAGGTGAGCGCGGCTACAACCCGCGCGTCGACGCCTTCGCGCTACGCCTCGGCGCCAAGTTTATCGAGTACGGTCGCTGGGCCGGCAAGTACGAGCTCGGCAACGTCATCGTCGACCACCTCGGTGCCGCAATCGACACGGACGCCTGCTCCGGTTGTGGTTCGAAGAAGAGGCAGGTTGATTACCACCTCAGCGTTCTCGCCGAGAACCGAAACCCATTTGCGAAGCCATGGGAGCAAGTCTGGACCTACTGCAAGGTCTGCACGCCGCGAGAGGAAATCGCGGCGTTACGCGCTGGCTCTGGTCAACCCGTCGAATCGGCGAAAAAGCAACGAGCGAAGCAAGGACGGCTGCATTAAGGCAACCGAGGGAAGGGAGACAAAAATGCGCTTGAAATCGCTCCAAAACTACGTCGAGGATTTTGGCGAGAACCGAGAGGTTGAAGTCATGGCTTATGGCCCCGACGAAAAGGAGATGACAAGTTGGCCGATCAAACACGTCAAGCTTGAAGTAGACGAAGAGTCCGGCGAGAAGGTAATCACGCTCTGGCTTGATTACCCGGAAGTTAAAGGGTCGGTGGTCTGAGGTGGCTCACCCAAGAGTGGCGCGGGTTTTTGGTTGTTTCGCTACTCATTGGGCTAGCTTTCGTGACGAAGGGAAGCGCGAATGAACCAGACTCAACCGGAGTACAGCTGCAGCAGATGCAGGCAGATCGTCCCGTTGTCGCAGATCCTGGAGCGCAGGACGGAGACGACGCTGCTCCGGCGGACAGCGTGCTGCAACGCGAGGCCGGTGCTTCAGAACGCGGTGAGCTTAAAGCGCCACGATTTGCGGGAGCAGGAGGCCTCGTAGATGCCGCGCCCATACCCACTGCTGCCATTGACCGAGGATCTTCTGGAGAGGCTGGATGGGACGCTTTCCGGACTGGCTTCCTTGTCGGCGGCGGTGATCCTTCTCTCCTTGAGCGCTTCGTCTCGACGCTCTCCTGTGAAGGCTCACAATGGTCGGGCTACCACGGGGAGAACGATTACTGGTCGCGGGCGCAATTCAGCCTCGACACGTGGGCGAAAGTCGTCGCGCACTTCGGCGTCACAAACGAAGAAGCCGCAGCAGACGATCCCTACTTCGTCGGGCGGGCGGTCGCGTGGTGGGCGTCGTTAACGGTGCCGGGCGAACAGTGGCCGGTGTGTTGGATTCGAGGATAACGAGATGACCCTTCACCGCATTCGGTTGTCTCGCACAAAGGGTTGGCGAATGCCTGAGAACACGGTGAAGGTTGACCGCACAACGAAGTGGGGCAATCCGTTTGTGATCGGTGAAGTAGCCGACCTGGCAGGCGGACTCAAGGTTCAAGACAGGCGTCACGCGTTTGTCCTCTATCGCAGCGTGGCGCCGAATAATGAGCAGCTCGTTGCGGAGGCGCGCGCCGAGTTGAAGGGCAAAAACCTCGCGTGTTGGTGCCCGCTCCTCGACCCCAAGTACCCCAACGACGACATCTGCCACGCGGCGGTGTTACTGCAAATCGCCAATAGCGAAGAGGAAGGCAAGCCATGAACGAGCAGGCAGGGAACGAGAGACCAGCTAGTCTGACCGACGATGATTTGCGGCAAGCTGGCATTGAGACCGTGATTCGGCTTCTGCGGGGTTGTGAAACGATTGCTGCCACTAAGCTTTCAGCCGTAACACAGGAGCGGGACGAGGCTAAGGAGCTGACCAAGAGCTTACTGCAGGAGACTACTGCGCTGTACAAACGCGCGATGAGAGCTGAACGTCACGCAGAGCAGCTTGCCGAGGCGGGCTATGGAATACGCCGTCATAAGTTGATGCGCTGCTGGTGCGACTTTCCCATAGAGTCCGACGAAGAGGCGGCACACGAAGCGAAGTGCTGGGCGCTTCGTACAGCCTTAGCAGCATGGGAACCGAGGAAGAAGTAGATGCAGCCTTGGTGTTTTTGTGTATGTCATAAGGCTAAATCACCAATATATAGACTTTGTGAGCACTGCAATCCCAAACGATGCATGAAAGGCGAGACATTTTGGGGTGATGGTTATAGATGCGTAAAGGAAAAGGGTCATACGGGCGAGCACGATTATGCGATTGAGTTATCGGATCTTAAAAAGCTCGCAATATATCGCGAATGGATTGCCGAGGAGACAACCGATGACTGAGAACGGCCCCGCTGCCGAGAGGGAGAAGCCCTGCACCTGCGCGGTCTATCAAGGCGACCTGCCAGACCCAGCCTGTCCGTATCACGGCACCCCCAAGACGCCTGATGCGCAGCCGGAGACATGGCGCCCAGCGAGGTCGCGATTGCGGACGACGCCGTGGGTCGTAATCAATGCAGAGGGCGAACTAGTAGCACTCTGCTTCTCCCGTAAAGAGCGGGACGTAATCATTGCCGACCACAACGACCGCGCCACGCTGGAGGCCAAGGCGGCTCGATACGAGAAGGCACTTCGCGCGACATACGCTGCTCTTGACGGTTCAGCGGAAGGGAAAGAGGGCACTGAGTGCCGCTATTGCAGTGGTGGTTGGCCTAAGTCGGCGAGGAAGTACAAGGGTATCCTCGCCGACTTGGCGGCAGCGGGCATCAAGTTTCGTCACCGCGCCGAGTGTCCGATAGCTATTGCTCGCGACGCGTTAACCAAGCAGGAGGGCGCAGCGCGGTGATCATTTCGTTTGGCTGGACAACGCCGGCACTGATCGCTGGGCAGAAGACCGTCACGCGGCGCGAACTAAACGATGCCTATCAACGCATCAAGGACGCCCGGGCGGTGTCGGCGTGAGTCCATCGAAGATCGAATGGACTGAGGAAACCTGGAACCCGACTACTGGCTGCTCGAAGGTCTCGCCTGGCTGCGCACACTGCTACGCCGAAACGCTGACGGCGCGCTACGCCGGGAGGCCTGGCTGGCCTGCCGAGTTCAAGCCGTGGACGCCGGCGAACGCCGCCGAGAACGTCATCCTGCACCCTGAGCGCCTAGACGCGCCGCTGCGCTGGAAAACGCCGCGCATGGTTTTCGTTGATTCGATGAGTGATCTGTTTCACGAGCAGATACCAGACAATTTTGTATTCGATGTGTTCTGCATTATGGAGCAGGCTCGGCAGCATATCTTCCAAGTTCTGACGAAGCGCCCCGAGCGGATGCGTGACCTTGTTACTCGCTTCTGCAGAGCGAATCTGCAGCAGGCGGATGGGAATTATTGGGTTCTCCCCAACATGTGGTTGGGTTGTACGGTAGAGAATCAGCGCTGGGCAGATGAGCGCATCCCGATCCTGCTCGACACGCCGGCCGCGGTGCGCTTCATCAGTGCCGAACCGCTGCTAGGGCCGGTATCGCTGATCCATGACACCGAGGTAGGCATTCTCTCTTGGCTCAAGACCTACAGCCAGGATGCCGGCGACCATTTCGATAGCCCCGGCCTCGATTGGGTAATCATCGGCGGCGAAAGTGGCCCGAAGCACCGGCCATTCGATGCCGAATGGGCGCGCCGCCTCGTCGCCGAATGCGACATCTGCAATGTCGCCTGCTTTGTCAAGCAGCTCGGCGGAGCGCGACCAGGAAATAAGCTCGAAGACCTCCCCGAAGATCTGCGCGTCCGCCAATGGCCGCTTGCCCAGGAGGCGCCATCCACGTCATGATGCGTCCAGCCCGGGCCCCGTCTCGGCCGCAGCAATCGCTTCGCGACACGATCGCGAGGGTGATTGCGCGCGCGGCGCTGCGGAAGGCGCAGGAGAAGCGGTGAGGGCGGCGATCTACCTCCGGGTTAGCACGATCAGTCAAACGGGCGGCGATCACGTCTCTCTCAGCGTCCAGGAAGAGACCTGTCGCGCTTACGTTGCTCGCGCCGGCGGTGAAGTCGTTGTCGTGCTGCGTGACGAGGGCCGTTCTGGTCTCGATACCGAGCGACCGGCTTATCTGCAACTCTTCGAGCTGGCGCTCGCGGGCAGCATCGACGTTGTTGTCGCCTACCGCCTTGATCGTTTCGGTCGCGACGCTGCGGAGTTACTCGACGCAACGAAGCGTCTGAAGCGCCTCGGCGTCGTTCTACAGTCGGCCACTGAGCCGACCGAGAGTAACCTGGTCGCTGGCATCCTCGCCTTGCTCGCCGAAGACGAGTCGGCGCGTATTCGGCAGCGAACGGTCCCGGCGATGCTGCGTCGTATCAACGAGGGCAAGTGGGTGGGTGTTGCCCCTCTCGGCTATGACGTCATCCCGGCCGAGGGCGGCGGCAGAACACTTCACTTGAACGCCGATGCATGGAAGATAACGCGACTCTTCGATGTCTACGCCGAGGGCAAAGTCAGCCTGCGCGCTCTCTCACGTGAGGCTTTGATGCTAGACCTGCGCCTCGACCGCACGCAGCTCTCGCGACTGCTGCGCAACCCTGCCTACCTCGGCCGCAGCGTCTGGGGCCGCCGCGAAAAGCTCGCGCCACGCAAATCAAGGCAGCGCAAGCGCAGCGACTGGTACGAGGCGGACGGTCAACATGAGGCGCTAGTTGACCAGGCCACCTTCGACGCGGTGCAGCGGATGCTCGGCTTCAACAGGGAGCGTCAGGGGCCGCCGACTGAGGCGCGTCAACTGCTCATAGGGCGTCTGCGCTGCAGCGCCTGCGGCGCGCCCATGTACGCCCAGCAGCGAAAGACGAGTCGCTACCCGGATAAGGTCTATCACTCGTACAAATGTCCTCGAAAGCACGACGGTTCCGGCTGCGCGCAGCCTACCGTGGCGACGTGGATGCTGGACAACGAGGTGAAGCGACGGGTCTCCGAGACCTTCGTCCTGGGGACGACTGTCGAGCGCCGACGGGCTGAGCAAATCATTAGCGCCGAGCAGGACACCTACCTAGACGGCCTCGGCCAGCGCAAGCAGCAGCTCGAGCGCTCATTGCGCCGGCAGGAAGCCGATCAGCGCAGCCTCACGCGCAAGTTCGCCCGCGGCGTCGTCTCGGAGCGCCTCTACACCTCGACGATGCTGGAGATTGAGGGCATCGCCGCATCGATAAGGCACGAGCTGGAGGACCTGCAGGACGTGCGCGTACCCGACGTCGGCGCCGCACTGCGCCTCGCGGCGAGTATCGACTGGTCTGATCTGGAGAAAGAGGATTGGCGCGAGATCATCGCTGCGTTCACGGAGCGCATCGAGGTCAATGGGAAAGCGCTCAACATCATCTGGGCGCAGGAAGCGCGCGCGCTGGCCCGAATACTGGAGACCGTTACGGCTTAGACGTATACTCGGAATCGAGGTAGACCTGTTGCTGCGTGGACGCATAAAACCACTAACCTACATCGTAGTAATCCTTGTAGCAGTCGCGATCGGCTACAGCGCTGGCAAGGCGTCTGGGCCGGGAGAGATCGTTACTGCTGCACCAGCGGTATCGACACCGGTCATTGAGACGCGCACTGTCGAGGTTCCGGTCGAGAAGCGCGTCGAAGTGTTGGTCGAAAAGGCTGTCGAGGTCCCGATCATTACCTACGTCGACCGCCCGACGACCGTCTACATCGACAAGGCTTGTGAGGCGATCCGGTTATCACTGGCCGACAGCTTCATGCCGGCGGCCTACCGGGACCGCCAGACTCACCAGAACTACGTCCTTGCAGCGAAGGGACTAATCGCCTACCCCTACCCTGACGGCGGACCCGACGCGAGCGGCAACTGGCCCTGGGCCGCGGGAGGTCCGTCAGCGGCGGGCGTCATTGCCTGGAATCAGCCGCAGGTTGAGAAGTACGACGCGCTCATCGCCTTTGTAAAGTCAGTTCAGGCGGCGTGTTCATGAATCCCGCATCGGCAGCGCTGTCTCGAAGAAATCGTGCTCGCCACCAACGCCACTTCGAGACGCCGACCGTTTCCTCCATAGCGATCGGTAATGCGTGGCGGCGTTTAGCCAGCGCCGCCACGCTGATGCGGATAAATGGGGGAAGCTGAGGGCCGTTTAATGGCTTTGTACAACACGACACGCCACCTCGAAGGCTGCATGTGCATGGGCTGCTACAACTGGTACACCTATGCTCGTCGCGACAATCTCACCGGCCGCTGCAGGCGTTGCGAAGAGCCGATTGACACGCACCGTCTGACAAAAGATGGCGCCATCGCCGCTTGTCCTGCGCCGAGGAAGGTACCGGCGTGACGCGACCGTCATCGCCTTGCTCGTCTCCCGGCTGCATAAACCTGAAGCCGTGTTCGATTCATGCTCGCCGCCCGTTTACTTCTAGCCGCTTACGTCCGGCTAATACGACCCGGGGTTATGTTTGGCAACGGCGTCGGCAGCGTGTCATCGAGAGGGATGGGGGTGTCTGCCAGCTACGTCTCCAGGGCTGCACGCTGGTCGCGACGACGGCCGACCATATCGTCAGCCCGCGCGACGGTGGCTTAGATGAGGAAACAAACCTCAGAGCCGCATGTAGAGCCTGCAACGAGGCTAGACGGCGCATTCAGGCGCGAGATCACGCCCATGGGTAGGGGATCAAAAATTTTGGGTTCGTTTTGCCCCGGAGGCGCTCGCGTACCAACTTTTTTGTGTCTGCGGAATTGTGGAGGGGGTCCTCGTGTCTGAACAGTGGCGCTCTCGCATAATCGGCCGGGCCAACGTCTCACCCTCTAACTTAACCGCCAACCCGAAGAATTGGCGCAAACACCCCAAGGCCCAAACCGAAGCATTGGCTGCAGTATTGTCAGAGGTTGGCTGGGTACAGGACGTAATCGTCAATAAGCTGACCGGCCACATTCTCGACGGTCATGCCCGGATCGAACTTGCCCTTGAGCGCGCCGAACCCTCGGTGCCTGTGGTCTACGTCGACCTGAGTGACGAAGAAGAGGCGCTAATACTCGCCACGTTCGATCCGCTTTCCGGGATGGCGCTTACCGACAAGGCGAAGTTGGACGCCCTGTTCGCCGAACTAAGCAATCAGACTCGCCTTATTGGGGTTCTTGGACATTTCCGATCGATGCCCCACGATGGGCTGACCGACCCGGACGCCATACCCACCGATGTGCCAACACGGACGAAGCATGGTGATCTATGGCTCCTGGGTGAGCACCGGCTGCTATGCGGCGACTCGACCAACGCAGAGGACGTGACGCGCTTGATGAACGGCCAGAACGCTGCGTTGATGGCGACCGACCCGCCCTATTTAGTGGATTACCAGGGCGACAATCATCCGCAGTCCTGGCACAACAAACCGAGCGTCAGAGACAAGCACTGGGACGATTACCGCGATCCAGATCAAGCAGGCGATTTTTTCTTCGCCTTCATCGATGCGGCGCTTCCCCATTTGCTGCCCGATGCCGCCGTGTATCAGTGGCATGCCAACCTGCGCCAATCGATTGTTGAGGCATCTTGGGCGAGGGCCGGACTCCATCTCCACCAAGTGATTATTTGGGTTAAGGCCCGACCCGTTCTGACGCGTTCGCACTACATGTGGCAGCATGAGCCAGCGTTGTACGGCTGGCTCAAAGGTAATCAACCTAAACGGAAGCCGCCCGCGAATGCGCATTCCGTCTGGCAAATTAATCAGCAAGGCGAATCTGACGGCATCCACCCGACGCAGAAGCCAGTCGAGATCAGCGCGCGCCCGATCGAGTACCACACGCCGTTAGGCGGCCTCTGCTACGAGCCCTTTTCTGGTTCAGGGACCACCATCATCGCTGCCGAGCGCCTCGGGCGCCGTTGCTACGCGATGGAGATCGAGCCTCGCTACGTTGACGTGGCGGTGAGGCGCTGGGAGGAGTACACCGGTCGCCAGGCCGAGTGTGTCAGAACCGTCTCAGAGAGCGAGAAAGCGCCGGTGACCCGTTGACTGTGCTCGGCTTCAGAGTGAGTTGTGTGCTTACCAAATACTCAGGAGGTAAGCATGGCAATCACGGATCGGAACCTACCGGAAGGCGCTCACCTCGTGGCGAAGTACAAGGGCCAACAATACGAGTTGCTCTATCAGCCCACATACCTGATGGCACCAGGCGCCAAGTACGAACCGTTCATTTTCACCGGCCCGGAGGATTTCAAAGGCCGTGCCTTCAAGAGCCCATCTGCCGCCGGTTCCGCCGTCATGGGCGGCATCGCCTGCAACGGCTGGCGCTTCTGGTCGCTGGCCGACGAGGCCGACGACGCGCCCAACGTAGCGCCGAAGAAGGGCAAGGTGCCTGGTACGCGCACCCGCTCGAAGAAGGCGCCACCAGAGGCCGCACAGGCGCCCACGTTGGAAGACGAGGACTACCTGATCGACAGCGATGGCAAGCCGATCCGCGACGCGAACGGCGAGCCACTTCCCTATCAAGGAGAGGTACCGCTGGCGGTCGATTAACCTCCACACCACGAAGCCGAGGTAGGTCCCTTCGGGGGCCTGCCTCGTTGTATTTAGGAGACGCGACGTGAGGGGTCGCAAACCAAAACCTCAGGGCATGAGTACTCGTCGGCCTGAGCGCATCAGCCTTTCTGGATTAGATGCGCACCTGCCCACCCGCCCTCCTCACCTGCAGGGCGAGGCGCGTAAGGAATGGAGTCGGCTGGGGCGACGGCTACGTGACGCAGGCTTACTCACGGACATCGACAAGACGGCGCTGGCGATCTACTGCCAAGCCTGGGCTCGCTGGCTCGAGGCCGAGGAGCAGCTCGCCAAATATGGGACGGTCATCATGACACCTTCAAGCTTCCCGGTGCAGTCTCCGTACCTGGCAATCGCCAACAAGGCAATGGAGCAAATGACGCGCATCCTCGTCGAGTTCGGCATGTCGCCAAGCTCCCGCAGTCGCGTCACGCCAGGCCCGCGCCCCCACAAACCTCTGCTAGAGGCAGCAGAACAGCAATCAACATTAGAGGGCGCGGGTAGCGATCCGCGACGCTTCTTGAGGGCGCTATGACCGTCCTCGCTGTCCCGCCGTTCGAGCCCGATGGTGAGGAATGGCCGAGCCTGGGTTCACAGGTCTGCGCGTTTATTGAGCAAAACCTTGTCTTCGGTCCAGGCGACTTGCGTGGACTGCGCGCCAAACTGGACGATGAAAAGCGCGCCCTGATCTACCGGATGTATGAGGTCTATCCGCGCGGCACACGCGACGGCAACGGCAAGCCAATCGAGGGTCGCCGGCGCTTCCGCCGCGTTGCGCTGTCACTTCAAAAGGGTAGTGCAAAAACGGAGCTCGCCGCATGGATCGCTGCGGTCGAGCTCCACCCCGAGGGTCCGGTGCGCTGCGATGGCTTCGACGCGAGCGGCAACCCCGTCGGCCGGCCGGTCGTCGACCCGTATATCCCGATGATGGCCTATACCGAAGAGCAGGCCGACGACCTCGCCTATGCGGCGCTCAAGGCGATCCTCGAACTGAGTCCGATCTCTGGCGACTTCGACATTGGCATGGAGCGGATCATCCGCGCGATGGGCGATGGTAAGGCGGTCGCGCTCGCCGGCGCACCTGATGCGCGTGATGGTGCGCGCACCACTTTTTCTCACAAAGACGAGACCCATCGCTGGAATCTGCCTCGCCTAATTCGGGCGCATCGGACCACGATCGCTAATTTGACAAAGCGTCCAATGGCGGAGCCATGGGAACTTGAGACAACGACGGCCTATGTTCCCGGCGAGAACAGCGTCGCTGAACAGACGGCGAGCTACGCGAAGGACGTTGCTGACGGCAAGATCCAGGACCCGCGGCTCTTCTTCTTTCACCGCCAGGCGCGAGACGGTTATGACCTCACAGACCCCGAGCAGCTCCGCGCGGCGATCGTCGAGGCGGCTGGGCCGACGGCAGCGTGGAAAGACATCAACGGGATAACTGAACAATGGCAAGATCCTACGACCGATAAGCCTTACCTGGAGCGTGTCTTTCTCAATCGCCCGATCGCCACGGCAGCCCAGGCGTTCAATGTCACGCAGTGGGAGCGCAACGAGCGCTCCGAGCTGATCGTCCCGGGCGCCGTGATTACGCTCGGCTTTGACGGCTCGATTAACGAAGACACGACGGCGCTGATTGCGACTAACGTCCTCACGGGTTTTCAATGGCCAATCGGCATCTGGGCGCGACCGGAACACTTAACCGATCGCGACGCCTGGCAAGTGCCAAAGGGCGAGGTTGATGCGGCCGTGGATCAAGCGTTCACCGATTTCGACATCTGGCGCATGTACGCCGACCCGTCAAAATGGGATACCTGGCTGGCAATTTGGGCGGGCAAATATGAAGCCAAGCGCGTCGTCGCCTGGTCGACAACTCTCTATCGCAAAATGGCGGTCGCACTGCGCGCCTATGCGAACGCGATCGAGGCCGGCGAGGCGACGCACAACGGCGACCCCACCTTTACGCGCCATATCGGCAACGCTCAGAAAAATCCGCTCAACTTCCGCGATGACGACGGAGCACCACTCTGGTTAATTCAGAAAGACCGCCCGGGCTCGCCTAACAAGATTGATGCGGCGATGGCTGGCTGCCTCTCATGGCAGGCGCGGCTCGATGCGGTCGCGGCTGGCGCCGGCGAGCCGCAGGTTGTGGGAGTATTCTTCGCATGATCGTGAGCAAGTTAAAGAAAATGGCGCATATAGTTGGCGCGGTGCTCGATGAGGAAGATCGGCACTTGCTCGCGCAAATTGTGATCATCGTGACGTCCGTTGTCGGGACAATCCTCGTCGCGGCGTTTACACTTGGCCTAGCGGTGCGGCTCTTCGAGTTCGCGTCAGGATGAGAGGCGTCACATGGGTCTATTTGCGCAGACATTAAAAGCAACGATCCCGCGGGTTCAAAACTTCGCCGCGACCGTACCAGTCTGGCAGGCCGGGCGCGCGCAACTCCCCAACAACCGCTATGAGACCTACGCACGCGAAGGTTATTCGAAGAACGAGCTGATCTACGCCTGCATCGAAGAGCTCTCGACCTCCGCGGCGGAGCCGAAAATGCAGGCGCGCTACGGCGAGCAATGGTCGCGAGTCTCGCCGATACTCTCGCTGCTGAATCGCCCCAATCCGTTCCTCAGCTACTTCGAGTTTTGGGCGACGATCATCATGCACCGCTCGCTCGCCGGCAATGCCTACGCCCTCAAGGTGCGTTCGGCGTCGCAAAAGGTCGTCGAGTTGTGGCTGATGCGGCCTGATCGCGTTCGGATCGTGCCTTCACAGACCACCTACATCGATCGCTATATCTACAACGCCGGCGTCGGTCAGGTCTACGAGATAGCGCCGCGCGACGTGATTCACTTCAAGAATCGCAACCCGCTCGACGACTGGTATGGCATGCCGCCGCTCATGCCGGCGTCCGGCCGGACCGACATCGATAACTACATGAAGGATTTCGTCAAAGCGGCGTTCCAAAATGGCGGTATGCCCGGCGCCGTACTCTCCGTCAAACAAAAGGTCTCGGAGGAGCAGAAAGAGGCGATCAAAAACCGCTTCCGTAACAATTTTGCCGGCCCCTCCGGCTGGCATGAGCTCCTGATCCTCGACAATGCCGAGTCGACCTACACGCCGATGTCAATGTCGCTCGGTGCTCGTGGCCTCGTGATTCCGGAGCTGGACGAGATCGAAGAGGCGCGCATACCGATGGTATTTGGCGTGCCACAGAGCCTGATCGGGACCCGGACCAGCTACCAGAACGGCGGCTACGCTAACAAACGCGCCGAATCACAGGATTTCTGGACGGGTACGCTGACGCCGCTCTACAAAGAGCTCGCCGGACCGCTCAATTTGCGCCTGGTGCCGGAATTTAGCGGCGTCGACGAGGTCGCCTTCGATCTCACGGACGTCTGGGCACTCCAGCCGGATCAGACGGCGATCGCCGAACGCGCTGCCAAACTTGTAATGTCCGGCGTCTGGACGGTCGAAGAAGGCCGGCGCGAGACCGGTAAACCAGAGAACCCGCCTGGCGATGATGTCTATCTGGTGCCGGCGAACCTGATTCCGACGCCGGCCAGGCTACTTGTGCCAGTCGAAGAGTCGGCACCACCCGAGAATCCGCCGCCGCCTGAGCCTGTCGTGGCGAGCAACGGAAACGGAACGACACCCTAATGGCGAGGGAATATCGCTGCTGGCGCTGCAATAAACGCCTTAACGTCGACGACGTCGACGGGCGGATTAAGGTCGTCGTCTACTGCAATCATTGTCGAGCGGCGAATCGTTTAGAGGTTACGGCTAACGGTGCAACGCCGAGTTTTCGGGAAAAAGTCGAAACAAAATCGATTTAGGCACTTGACAATCGCCATTATTGCGTGCTTAAACTGCATCTGACAAAACGCATAAGCGGGTTTTAGCGGCCCCTCCATCGCGAGACCATGCGCGGCCCTCTTCAACGAGGGCCGTTTTTTATGGACGAACGCGAAACGAAGTTCATAACCCTAAAAGAGCTTGGCGCTCAGGGCGAACTCTCGGCGATTGTCTCCACCTTCAACCAGCTTGACCGCGACGGCGACATCATGGCGCCGGAATCTTTCGCCAGCAGCAGGGGCAAAAAGGTCCCGCTTGTCTGGTCTCACGATTGGGATCATCCCGTCGGCGCCGGCACGATCGAAGTTACTTCCAGCGAAGCGATCTTCAACGGCCAGTTCTTCCTTGACACGCAGCGCGGCGAGGAAGCCTACAAGACCGTCAAGGCGATGGCTGAACTCCAGCAATACTCGATTGGGTTCCGCGTCCTCGATCAGATCTGGGAATACAAGGACGACGGCAAAGGCTCGCAGATGTACGTCCGGACGATCCGGGACCTGGAGCTCTTCGAATGTTCTCCTGTCCTCGTTGGCGCCGCCTACGGCACGCGCACCCTGGCCGTCAAGGGTATTGAGAGCAAGGCCGAGTGGGATGCCGCCTACATCAACAATCTACCCGACTCGGCGTTCGCAATTGTCCTGCCTGGCGGCGAAAAGGACGACGAGGGCAAGACGGTGCCGCGGGATCTGCGGAAGCTGCCGCATCACAGCGCCGAGGGTACGGTCGACGTGCCTCACCTCCGCAACGCGCTCTCGCGCGAGCCGCAGGCCGATCTCACCGAGGCGCAGCACGCCCGGGCGAAGGCGCACCTCCAGCGACACGCTGAGGCTGAGGGCGTCGGAACAGACAGCGCCGGCAAAGCGCTCGCGACAATTCTGGTGGAGCTCGACCACCTCGAAGAGCAGAAGGCTGGCGCCACGCTGAGCGAGGCTAACCTCACGAAGCTGCACACCATCTTGAGCGCTGCGATGGCGCTGCACGACGCCTCGAATTGTGACGGCGGCGAGGGCTGCCCGATGGTGGGAATGAAGGCTTCAAAGCCGGACGACGACGATGACGATGACGATGACGGATTTTCGGTTAAGGACGAACGGAAAGCTCAATTGCGCAAGCTTCAATCGGTTTTGGGCTTCCGGCCCCTAACCGCAGGCGCAGCCAAACTCGATTAGGAGAAAGAGATGGAAATGCTAACGGCGCTCAATGAGGAACTGGAACAGAACATCGCCAGGCGGACGACGCTGCGCGAAAAGAACCCGGGCGCCGTTATGCCCGAGGACAGCCGGACGGAATTCGAGACGCTGACAAAGCGCGGCGAAAAGATCGTCCAGGAGATCGAGAAGGAAAAGCAGCGCCTCGCTGACGCCGATACCGATCGCCACAAGGCCTATTTGGACGAGCCGGTGCACCACGTCCCGCACCCGATCAACTCGGATGACGGCGAGGAGAAGAGCCTCCAGCGCATCGGCTGGGAGCTCAAGGGTGGCATGTGGCACGCGCCGATCTCAACCGGCAAGTCGGTGCCCATGTATCCGAACGAGGTTCTCTTCGGGCCGCTGCCTGAAGAGGCGTCCTCGGCGCAGTACGTGAAGCAGACGCGCGCGATTATCCAGCCTGAGTATCGCGAAGCCTGGATCAAGTGGTATCGCGCTGCGCCTCAGGGGCAGGCGATGGCGCTGGCCATGCTTTCGTCCGCCGAGCAGAAGGCGCTCTCCGAGGGATCGGACGGCGCCGGCGGATTCACAGTTCCGCCCGACATCCAGGCTGAGATCGGCGGTCGGCGCGACCAGACGAGCATCATGCGGCGGCTTGCGACCGTCCGCACGACCGTCCGCGATCGCTGGATTCAGCCAATGGTCGCGCCAAACTCAACGGCCGCGACCCGCAATATCTACGCGGACGACTTCGTCGCCGCCTGGGTCGGCGAGACGCCGTCACAGTCCAGCATCGATGTCGTGTTCCAGCAGTTCGAGATCGGTATCAAGAAGCTGCGCGCTTACACGCTGCTCAGCAACGATCTCATCGCCGACTCGGTAGGAAATCTGATCTCAGACCTGTCCAGCCGCGGCGGCCGCTCGATCGCGCTGAAGGAAGATCAAGCGTTTATCGCGGGGCCAACCGGCGCCTCCCCGGCGCTGGAGCCGACGGGCATCCTCAGTCATTCGCTCGCGTTGACGGTCGTGGCCTCAGCCGGCATGGCCTACGACGTGGAAGGCACAACTTCGAACACAATCAGTAACACGGTCGCTGACCCCGGCTCGGCGCCGAAAATCAAGCAGCTGGTCTACCAGCTACCTTCGCAGTACGCCGCAAACGCCTCCTGGATCATGCGCCGCAGCATTCAGGGCGCGATCGCCGGCCTGGTAGACGCGAACGGCCGACCGTTCTGGAACTCATACCTCGATAGCGGCTTTGCTCGCCCCCAAATGCTGATCGAGGGCTTCCCGGTTGAGAACTCCGAGTTTGTCGGCGCCGACGGTTCAGTTAGCACCACACCAGCGACGACGCCGCTGATCTTCGGCGACATTTCTGCCTACTACATCATCGACCGCGCCCAGATCAGCGTCCGCGTGTTGACAGAGCGCTTCGGCGACACGGACCAGACGGGCCTCTTCCTGTTCGTCCGGGTCGGCGGCGGCCTCTGGAACTACGATGCGATTCGGACTGGAGTCATCGCAGCCTAATAAGTAGGCCGCGAGGCGGCCGCAGGAACAGTAACGGGCCATCTATAGGCCGGGAGGTTTAGAACAATGTCAGGACACGCAGGCGCACAAAGCATCATCACCGTCGTCCGCGCTCCGGCGCTTGTGGACGAATCAGTGGCCAACGCCGTCAGCGCAGCCGTTGATATGGTGGGTTATGACCGGGTCAGATTCATGATCCAGGTGGGAGCGATGGTCAGCGGTGCGACCCTCGATGCCTGGGTGCAGGAGTCGGCGGAATCAAACCTCGGCAACGGCACGAATATCAGCGGTGCAGCCGTCGTTCAGATTGCAAACACGTCGAACAACAACGTGTTTGTTATCGACGTCTATCGGCCGGCCAAGCGTTACGTCGGCGTGGTTGCCAACGCTGGCACGGCCAACGTCACGCTCGCGAGTATCCTCGCCGAGCGCTTCCGTGGCACCGGTGTCGTGCCGCCCACGTCGCCAGCGGCCCAATACGTCAGCGTCAACGCGAATTAAGGGGCCGCAATGGTTGTTGCGGAACGAGCAGGGGTAGAGGAGGCGCAGGCAGCAATCGCAACAACGATTCTGCTCTGTGCCTATCGCTCCCTGACCGTCGAAACGGCCGAATGCCTCGATGTCATGCGTAACCGCGGCTGGTCTTATCAGATCGGCCGCGGCGACGCATTGATCCAGCGAGTGCGTTCTCGTGTCGTGACTCAGTGGTACCGCAACACAAACGAGGACGTATTCCTCATGATCGACGATGACATCGTCTTCCCGGCTGAAGGGGCCGAGAGTGTTGTCGCGCTTGCGCGTGAGAAACGGTCGATTGCAGTCGGCGCCTACCCGGTCCGGGACGGCGGCCATCTGGCGTGCCGCGGCTTTCCCGGCCAGGAGATCATTTTTGGCGACAGCCGGCCGCCAGTCGAGATTCAGTGGCCGGCGACGGGTTTTATGGCCGTCCACCGCGATGTCCTCGACGCGATGACTAGGGATCTGCCGCTCTGTGGTCGCAACGCCGAGAATCCACTGCATGCGCTCTACCCATTTTTTGACACGTTCTGGATCGAGACCGAGAACGACACCGAGTATCTCTCTGAGGACTACGCATTCGGCGAACGTGCTCGACGGCTTGGGTTCAAAGTCTGGCTCGACCCAAGTGTCATCCTTTACCACCTCGGCGGTTATCCGTACAACGTCCATAACATGCCGACGGCTCGCCATTTCGAACGTCCTGAGGAGGCCGACAATCCGCCCGAGGAGGTCATTACGACGGGCGACGGTTTCAAACTCGCGCTTGATCCACGTGACGATTTCATTTGTCAGGCGCTGCGGCAATCGGGTTATTGGGACAAAGGCACGCGCGACGCGATCGTTGATTATCTCAAGCCTGGCTGGACATTCCTCGATCTTGGCGCGCACATCGGTTATTACTCGCTGCTCGCCGCTTCGCGTGGAAACCCGGTTATCGCGGTTGAGCCTATGCCCCGGGCAGCCGGCCTTTTGCGAAAGAGCGTAGGCCTAAATGAGTCAGCTCTGAACATTCGTCTAGAGCAGTGCGTCGTCGCTCCCTCATCTGGCGAAGCGATCATGCAAGCCGTCGCGGGAAATACGGGCGCTGCGCATCGCCTCGAGCACGAAACGGATGAACCAACGTTTTCGATCGAGGCGCGCTCACTCCCGGACATTCTCGCTGGCGTTTGGCCGGAAATGGTCAAGCTTGACATAGAGGGCGACGAATATCGGGTTCTCGAATCTTGTCCGGAGCTGCTCGAACACGCGCAGGTCGTCATCTGTGAAGTCTGCGAGCATCATCTGCGCCGCAATTCCGGCGTTGGCGCTGCCGAGCTAAAGGGCCTACTTGAAGCCGCCGGCTTCCGCTTAGTGGAAATCGCCCGACGGCCGACTTACTCCGACTGGTTGGGAGTTAAAGAATGAATTGCCCACATTGCGATTCTCGACTCACCCCTCACGAGGGCGGCGGCGCCAAAGAAGGCGCGCTGCATTGTTATGTCTGCGGGTGTTGCTTCCTCGCCGACGGCACGACCTCCCGTCCCGGGACGCCAGTCTGTGCTCTCGCCGAAATAGCGGCGGAGGAAATGGCGGTGCCGAAGCAAGAGGTGGAGTCAGACGACGACGAGACTATTACGACGACGACGACGCCACGGCGCGGCCGTCCGGCGAGGAATAAGGCATGACCACCGAATACGAAACTGCAGCCAAACTGCTTTCGCCGATCTCCTCGGTTCAGGCGGCGTTTGCGGCGGCCGCGGTTGGCAACTATGCCCAGAACGATGTCGTTTTTAGCAGTGCCACGGTTGGTGCACCGATCCAATTTGTCAACGCGCTGCGGAAAACTGGAGGCGTAGGCAAGCTCGTTGGCGCTTCGCTCGCTTGCGGCGCGACCAGTGGCCTCGTCGTCGCAACGTTCAGCCTGCACCTGTTCTCATCGGCTCCGACGACTTCGGAAATGCGGGACAACGTGGCCTTTTCATTGGCTGCCGCAGACAACGTCCAGTATCTCGGCCAGATTGATTTCCCGGCGCTTGTTGATGTCGGCGCGTTCTCCTTTAAGGTTTCGAGCGTGACGCCGGCGGCGCCACTACTCGTGCACTCAGACACGCGCGACCTCTACGGCATTCTGCAAATCACGCTGGCCGAGACGAACGAGTCAGCTGGCATGGCGATGACCATAACGCTCTACATCGAATAAGGGGATGAAGTGCCAATCGCGGACGCCTACGCAACGGATGAAGAATATCGGACTGCAATCACGCAGTCGTCCGGCAGCGATAGCGTCGCCATCGCTCGTGACCTGCTTGCGGTCTCGCGCTACATAGATCACAAACTGGACCGTCCCTCCGGCTTTAACAAGGACGCGGCGGCGACCGCCCGCATCTATATGCCTAAAAGCAGTGGCAGGCCGCTAAGGGACGATTGGGCTGAGTCCGAAAATCCCTGGAAATATGGCGGCCTGAGCCGTGTCCTCGACGTCCAGGACATCGTTACTCTCACGTCAATCGAGATTGATCAGGGTATGGACGGGACCTATTCGCAGACACTCGTCGCGAACGATTACGAACTGCTGCCACGCAACGCTGCCGTCGGCCCCGAGGTCAAGCCGTACTCACAGATCGGCCTCACGGAATGGGGTAGTCAGAGAGCATGGGCGCCGCGGCAGCGCGTCAAGGTCACGGCGGTTCACGGCTGGCCTGCCGTTCCGGCGGCGATCAAGAGCGCGACGATCATCCTCACCTCGATCATCCAGCTCAAGTCGCCGTTTGCGACGGGCCGGATTACAGAAATGGACGCCGTGATCGAAGCCTCACCGCAGGCGCGCGCAATCCTCCAGGGGCTCATGACCGACTACCACGCAGGAACGAGATTCTGATGCCGGCGACAGTAAACAAGAACGTCAAGATCCTCGGCCTCGACGAGCTGGAGCGAAAGTTGGGCTACAGCGTCCTCCTGGATCCTTCCATCGACGAGGTTGTCAACAAATTCGGCGATCGCATCGAGCGCCCGGTCAAAAAGGCTGGTCTTGGCATAAGGCGCAACACGGTATCGCGCTTCAATAAGCCGCTCGCGGTCACGTTCAGCTCGACGCTGCACAACCCGCGCCAGGTCGGCTCGTCGTGGCAGCGAAAGAATGAGGCGATTGTCAAGGGCATGGCGCCAAACGTCATCAAGGCGGCGATCAGACGGATAGAGGAAACGTGGTCAGATTAGATGGCGACAAAAGACATCCGCGACGCCTGGCTGAAACTCGCCGAGCTCGAGGCGCAGCTCGTGGCGCCATGGAAAGACGGTTCCGATCTCAAGATCGAGAAAGTCTGGCTCTGGTATCCGTCGGGGCGTACGGAGATCACCGATACGCCGTGTTTTCTCAACGAGTGGGTCGCGGGTCCCGTGGCCTTCGGCTCGGCGTTGACACGCCGAAGCTATACGTTTCGGACACGGCTCTTGATTTACGATGCCGACCTCGACGTGGCAGCAGAAATGGCCTCGGCCTTCGAGACGCCGATGCTGGAAATGCTGGCGCGCAATGTCACGCTGGAGCAGACCGTCACGAACATCAGCGAGTGGCGCGGCGCCGATCCAACAATCGGGCCAGTCGAGTATGGAGCGAAGCGATATATAGGCTGCGATCACGAGCTCGACGTCGAGCTCGTCGACGCGATCGAGATAGGACCCTAGCATGACCTGGAAACTGACAATAAAGGGTGAAGCCTCGGAGCCGCTGCCGGGCGTGCCGTGGCAGGAAATGAGCGACGCGGAATTCGAGGCTGCCTCGGAAGACTACGCGGCTGCTAATAATTGCGACAAGAATGCCCTCGCCGAGAGCGGCCTGTTTGAATCAACGACAGAGAAGAAATCGAAACCGGCAGCGGCCGCGGGAGAGGACTAAGCGATGCCAGCTCTACAGGCGCTAGAACGCTACCAGTTCGGAGTCGAGACCGTCCACGGCACACTCGTCGCCGCGACGCACGGGATCATCTGTGAACACATTGATTTCGACGAGACCGGCCTTATGTTCCGGCCGGCGCTCGCCAAGGGGCTGCTGCTCCGCAATCGCGGCAATGAGACGCCGACACAGCGCGGCACGCTGATCACGCTCCCGGACACGCCGCTCAATTATGAACAACTCCAAGCATGGCTCAGCATGAGCGTCGTTGGTGGCGTCACCGGCGTCGGCGTCGCCCCAACGGTCTGGACGTATACCCGTTCGCTGACCGCCGACCCGACGCCGCAGAGCTGGACCTTTGAGCGTCGCCTTAACGACATCGCCGCCCAGGTCGACCATGAGTGGGGCTACGTCATGGCCTCTCAGATCGGCTTCAAGTACGTCGAGGGCGAACCGCTGCGATTCAACGCGCAGCTCTTCGGGCGCCGGCAACAGGCGTCCACGTTCACGCCAGCGCTCTCGATCCCGACGCCAGAGATCGCGCCGTCGGCGCTCATGAAGGCCTACCTCGATACGTCGTGGGGCGCCCTCGGTGGCACGCAGCTCACGGCTCAGATCATCGGCGCCGAGCTGATCTTCAACACTGGCCTTATGCCGCAGATGACGGCGGACGGACGCACGGATCTCGACTTCACGACCTACATTCTTAATCCCGACGAGGTCTGGACAACGCTTAAGCTCACCTGCCTGCTCGACACGACCAGGTTCGCAACCGAAAAGGCCGCCGCGGTCGCCGGCACTCTGCGCGCGATTCGGCTGCAGGTCTCGGGGTCCAGCTCACGCGACCTCAAGCTCGACGGACTTTACAAATACACGAAGCCGGACATTCTGCTCGTCGGTTCGGAGAACGGACAAAACACCGTCGTACTCGAGCTGGAGTCGGCGACGGATGGAACGAATCTATTTAGCGCAGTGCTCTCAAATAACACTGCCGTTCTAGGCGGTGCATAACATGAACATCAGCCACGAGATCAGCATGGAGCTCTTGACTGACTTGGCCACCGCTCTGCGAAACGTCGCCAAGGACGCGCTCTCGATCCCGCATCAGCAGGTCATGATCCAGACGGCTCCACCAGGCGTCGTTTTGCAGGTTCCTCCGTCGCCTGTCTGGCCACGTAAAGACCCGCTCTACGATGCACTCTACGACCTGGCGAAGAAGACAAAGCAAGTAACCGACGCGGCGCTGCCGAGCCTGTCTCTGCAGTACAGAATTATCGGCGGGAGTGAAGCGGCCGGCATCGAGATCACAGTAAAACCCGGCGGTAAACCGGTTTACGGCAACATTATCAAAGCGAAGCTCGCGTGGATCGCACCGAGCAAAGAGCTCCGCAGGCAGAGGCCATATCTGCCCGAAAGGATTGATCTATGAGCGCTATGTCGGACTACATGGAAGATGCACTCCGCACCCTCATTTTCCGTACGGGCGCGGGCTTCGCGAAGACAGCGACGCTGCGCGTGGCGCTTGCTACGGCGGCGACGACTGATGCGCAGACAGGCGCGACAATCACGGAGGTCACGAACGCTAACGCGTATGCGCGTACGGGACCTAACCCGTTAGACGCGAACTGGTCGGCTCCAGACACAACGGGTGGCCTCTCAGCGAACGTCGCCGCGATTACGTTCCCGACTTGCACGACGGCCACATGGGGCACGGTCAGCCATTGCGCACTTGTCGATAGCGCGACGTGGGGCGCTGGTAACAGCTTGTTCCACGGTGCGTTGACGGCGAGTAAGACGGTAGGCGTCGGCGACATCTTCCAGTTCAACGCTGCCGCGTTCAGTGTAACGCTGGCTTAGTTTCGGCAAGGAGAATAGATAATGAGTGCTGAAGATGTGCTGAAGAAGTACAACTACGACGAGATTCAGCCGGGGATTTTCTTCCGCGCTGCCGATACGCAGGTGTGGCAGAAGGTAGACGGCGGCTGGGCGCGATTCGACCCGCTGACCGCTACTGGTATGTCCGGCAAGGTCTGGGGTTTGCCTCCGGGCAATGAAAGCAACCTCATTCTCGATGGAGTTGAGTTTGTCCGTGTACCTTACACCGTCAATGAATTGGGCGAAGGGCTCAGCGGCACTAACCCCGACACGCATCAGGGTATGTACGAATGGGTGTGGCCAGAAGACGTCGTCGAGTTTCAGTACAAATACGCCTCAGTTGGCGCCCCGAACAAGTGGGTCAAGACCGTTGACGAAAACGGTAAGGTGACGATGACCGAAGCTGGGTAACGAAAGATTGCGGCATGAAGATTTTGTTTATAGTCGCGGCCATTGTTACTGCCCTTGGCCTTGGCACCGCATACGCCAGTCATTACTACGGCATCAAATGGAAGGGCCACGCGCCGGTCACTGTACGCCTAGTCGACAAGACTCCGGCGAGTTGGGATGGCGCAGTTACGGCCGCAGCAGATTCATGGAGTCTGTCTACAGCAATTGATTATGTGAAAGAGGATGGGGCGGAGAACTGCACCGTCGTTTCTGGTGCAGTCGTTATCTGTGCGCGCAACGACGGTCCAACCTTCTACGCAGCGCTGACAACCTGGGGGCAGAGAGGCAACAGCTACACCGCCGTCCTGATTGTCGTCAACACCTACTATCTGCCCAACCCCGACCAGCACGCGATCTGTCAGGAGTTAGGTCACGCTCTCGGATTAGATCATCAGGACGCCAGCGATTCCTGTATGGGGACTAATTGGGGTGCGTTGTATCCGAATGCTCATGACTTCGAGGAGCTGGAGATCATCTATTGATGCTGGACTTCTGCGGCTTCAAGATTCGTGGCGAGCACGAAAAGGGCGATGGCATCCTGCTGCTGGCGAACGAGCTAACTTACTCGGCACATCCGTGGTGGCACATCAGCACGCGGCGCTGTCTTGAAGCCTTGACTGAGGCTGATGTTAAGGGCAAGCGCGTGCTTGACTTTGGTTGTGGCGCCGCGCCGATTCTTGGTTTGGCCGCGTCTAGTCTTGGCGCACGTGAAGTCGCTTATGCCGAGAAAATACCCGCCCTCTGGGAGCACGCCAAAAAAACAATCGAGGCAAATGATCTGCCGCCCCTTGAGGATGACGGTGGTACCTACGACTTCATTCTTGCCAACATTGGGGATGCATACCTGCTCGGTCAAATCAGTAAGCGCAGTACTCACGGCATAGGCACCGAAGGGTATGAGGTGATGCGCTGGTGAAGATAAAGGTTCAAGCATGGGAGCCAGATACCTGCGAATCTCCAGGTTGTCGCATCCTGACCATATGGGATGTTGAGGCTCCCGTTGACCAGCGCGAGCACCGGATCGCTGCTTTTGAGCGCGTCTGTCCGGCGCATCAGGTTGATATGCCAGTAGGAATGCTGCTCTGGTGGGATGGCAACTGGAAACCGCTCAAGGAATACATCGAGTACCAACGTGCCTGGTTCCGTCGCCTCAATCATGTTGAGTGGCTAGAAAAGAATCCTGACGAGCAGATGCCAGAAACCATCAGGGGATTCACTTCTGAGCCTGTCACTACAGGGAGCCTGCCAGCGCCAGCACGAGCCAAACATGACGGCATGGTCAAAGCTTGGGGCTGGAATCAACGCGACAACATGCGCAAGGCTCAGGCCATAGATGCAATGGAATCCGAAATGCAGGGTTTTGATCGTGACAAGGTGGTAGCTAAGTGGTCGGGTAAGGGAGAAAGCCGCAAGTTGATTGTGAGTAGTGGCGGCCAGATCAACGAGCAAGTCCGCCAACGCGTAGCTGCGATTATGGATATCCAGCATGGGGTCGGCCACGTAACGATTGAGGTCTGAGAATGACCCAATGGCGTTTCTTTGCTGGTGGCTCTAATAATGCGGCCCAGAACACTTCAAACTTTAGTGCCCCGTTTGGGAATGCCATTAATAACTCCCTCACTGAGGCATACCGTCAAGCCAAATTCTATGTTGCCTACACAGTTTCAGCATTGCGATGCCGAGTCTCGGCTGCCAGCGGTACGGGTACGGTTGCATTTCGTGATGATGGGGTTTCAAGTTCAAACTTAGTA